AGTTTGGCAAAAAGTTGGCGGTGTATGGTATCATTTAGGTACAAATACATGGGCAGCCGCAGCCAGCAAAGATTTTCAATTCGCGGCACATACCGCAGTACCGACTGTAAAGTCGACTTCTGCCGCATTAGCAACAGGTGACGTATGGATTAAAACATCGTCATACAACAGTGGTACAGATTTTAAAGTAAAACTTTATAACGCTACTACAAAAGCATGGACAGCAATTACATCACCAGTATTAGTAAGCACAACAGCAGCTTGGACAAATTTTGGAACGCCAGTAGCTGGTAATCTGTTTGCTAAATATAATCACGAACAAGGCGCACATACATTAGATGTTGCATCTCATCAACTTGTGAGATTTAACGGTAGTGCAACCTTAGCAGTAACTGGTAGTACAGCAAGTCCGTCATTAACTGCATCACATTCAATTGTAGTTAATGGTACAACTGTTACATATACAGCAACATCAGATACAGCAGTTATTAGAACAGCTGCATTGATTAATTCAGCAGGTATTGCAGATATTACTGCAAGTGTATCAAGTAACAAGATTGTTATTACAAATACAGCAGGTAAAGATATTACACTTGCCGCTGGTACAGGTACAATGCTTGCAAATTTGGGTCTTACAGCAGCTACATCAAGTAATTGGGTAGCATTAAGTTATGAACCAAATGTAGTAGCACCGACAGGCACACCAGCAAACGGTCGTTTATGGTATGATAGTCGTAATACTACAGTTGATATGTTAGAAACATATGACAACAGTGGTACTACAGCATGGCGTACATTTAGCGGTACATTAACAACATCTGCATCAAAGCCATCAGCACCTTCAGCAGGTGATATATGGTTAGATACAGTAGCAGTTGATGCATATCCGTCATTGTACAAGTATAATGGTACAACAACATCATGGGATGCAATTGATAACACAGATCAAACAAGTAATCAAGGAATTGTTTTTGGTAACTTTCGTGCTACAGCATCAAGTGCATTAGAAACTGTTACAACAGTAAGTCCAAATCCATCAACATATCCAGTAGGTACTTTGGGTTGGAACTTTATGGCATCAGGCTATGATGTTAAGAAATATGATTCAACAGCCGTTAAATGGTATAATGAATCAGGCCTTAAAAATGCCGGCGATCCGTATATGGGTCGATTTGCACAAAAGAAAGTTATTACAGTATCAATGGCAGCTGCAATATCAGCCAGTGAAGAAGTTCGAGCAGAGACTCGTTTCTTTAACTTAATTTGTGCACCTGGTTTTCCAGAGTTGCTTGATGAAATGAAGACACTTAATGTAGATCGCAAGGAAACAGCGTTTGTTATTGGTGATTCACCTTTTAGATTATCGTCAGATGCTACATCAACTAAAAACTGGGCAAGCAATTATGCTGTCGCAGCTGAAAATGGCGAAGATGGTCTTGTATCATCCGGTTTTGATCTTGGTATATGGTATCCAGGTGGTTGCTTAACAACTAACGTAACAGGCGATAATGTTGTACAGCCATCATCGCACATTGTATTACGTACAATGGGTTACAATGATCAGGTAGCATACGAATGGTTTGCACCAGCTGGTTATAATCGTGGACTAGTAAACAACGCTACAAGTGTTGGTTTCATTGATAGTGAAGGCGAGTATAATCCAGTAGTATTGAATCAAGGTCAGCGTGATGTACTTTATGTAAACAAAATAAACCCAATTGCATTTATGCCTAATAGGGGCCTAGTTGTTTGGGGGCAAAAGACATTGCATACAGTAACAAGTGCGTTAGACCGCGTTAATGTATCACGTTTAGTTGCATTCTTACGTAGACGATTTGACGATATGTCACAACCGTTTTTGTTTGAACCAAATGATGAGTTTACACGAAATCAAGTAGTTTCCGTTTTTAATCAATTCTTAGGTGATATGATTACTAAACGAGCATTATATGATTTCTTAGTTGTGTGTGATACAACCAATAACACACCAACACGTATCGATCGAAACGAACTTTGGGTAGATGTAGCAATTCAGCCTGTTAAAGCAGTTGAATTTATCTATATTCCAATTCGTGTGAGAAATACAGGAGAATCTTTGACTATTGCAGGAACTGCATAATAAGGATTTTTCATTAAAACCCGAGTGAATGGGGGTGTAAGCCCCCACTCATTCTTGGGTTAGATTAGGTAAATATTATAAAGAAGGGAGAAAGCTTATGACTAAATTTGGTATTGATGTTTCAGCAGATGCTAGAGGCATTTTACAACCTAAGTTAAAATATAAGTATCGGGTTGAGTTCCGTATGGACGGTGAAGGTATTCGTGAATATACACGTAATGTAGTCACATGTGATCGACCTAAGATTACTTATGAAGAAGTACAAGTACATTCATATAACTCGCGTATCTATTTAACGGGTAAGCATGAGTGGCAAACAATTACTGGTGTATTTCGGGATGACGTACAGAACAATATCTCGGGATTAGTTGGACGTCAAATACAACGACAAGTTGACCATCATAATCAAGTGTCTGCATTAAGTGGAATTGATTATAAATTCGAAATGACTGTCGCTATTTTAACAGGTAATCATGGTGATTCAGCTGTTGAACTAGATAAATGGCATTTAGAAGGTTGCTTTATACAGAACGTTGATTACGACCAAGGTGATTATGCCGCAAGTGATGCAATACAGATATCATTAACGATTCGATATGATAATGCACTGCACTTTGCTGGTGGTGGTACTAACTTAATGCCTACAGGCGTTACTAATCAGACAACATAATAGTGTAATATGGCTCAATATTTAAAAGGTCAAAAGATCGGCCGAACTGGTACGTATGATACACTTTTCTACGGGGCGTCAGAGGCGCCCCGTGTTCACGGAATTACGGGTGCAAAGTATGATAGTATACCTCGATTTAAGAATCAATACTTTGTTGCTTTTAAATATTCAAACCTTGCCAGGGGTGTTGGTATAGACCCAAATGCTCTAAAAGGTATAACGCATCGAGTTAAATCAGTTGATGCACCAAAGTTTGATATTGATACTGAAACATTAAATCAGTATAATAAACCGAGGCTCATACCAACTAGAATAAATTATAATCCAGTTACCATTACATTTTGGGACGATAAATCTAATATGGTAACTAATTTTTGGACACAAATATACAATTTTTATTTTACCAATGGCAGACGACAAGATGAATCGATGTATGGAATACGTGATAATACTATTGTCACTGACAGTGTTGTAGGAAATAGTGCATCTCGACCAGGCTATAACGATTATGGTTATTATATTGGTAATAAAATAGAGAGTATGAATTTATTTCAGTATATGTCGTTATATTTGGTTGCAAATAGAGTGTGTAATCGAATTGATCTTATAAATCCGTATTTACAATCAATGCAACATGATCAATTTTCACAAGAAATGTCAAATGAATTAGCACAGAATACTATAACTTGGGGTTATGAGAATGTTGTTTATTATGGAAGACGTGATATTGAGCAAGAAGAAGCTTTAATGGGTCTAATTGGTGGTAATCCTAGTAATATATTTCATTGGGATCAACCATATACTCCCTATCATGGATTTAAAACCGCGGGTGCCGCGGGAGGCCCTCCAGGTACACAAACAGAACCCTTGTATGCAAATACAGCAACAGGTGAAAGTACAGCGCCAATGGGTAATAATCCGGCGAGTATTAGCTATGCTAGTGAAAGACTACCAGATTTAGCACAATACTCCGGATCAGGAGCCGATGGCCTTAATACACTTGCAACTAAGAATGTAGCTTCTACTGGTAAAGCACCTACTGCAAATGATATTTTCTTTTATGAAAAATATGGTCCTCCTGGTGTCGGCGGCTATAGCCCAAAATCTGGAATAACTGCAGATATATCAGAAATATACAGAGCGTTAGCTGCGAAAGAGACGTCCTATATGAAAGCTGCAGATTTCCCAGATATAGAGACTTGGCAAGATCAACTAGTTAAAGATGCGTTGGCAGCTGCCAATGTAGATCGCTTTGGAGACAATGCATTCGTCCCGGATCCTGATACATCTCATTCTGTTGATGATTTTTCATCTTATAAGGCAGATCCTGTAAAACAGACTGGACTGGATAAAACAAAAACAGAATGTGAAGCAAGTACGCCAGCCGCGGGTACTACTAATCGTCCAACAACAGCCGCACCATGGGTAGATCCCAATACAAAAGCCAAAGCATGGATAGATCCTAATACAGGTAAACCATTCAAAGCTGCAGATAAAGGTTTAGCATCAACTGTTGCACATATATCTCAGCAATTAGGACTTCCTCAAACTACTGGCCCGGCTCCTTATCCAGCTGATGATCCACCAAGCGGTCGATAGTTTGTATGAATAAATACTATTATGGTTAATAACGAGAATTTAACATCACCACTTCAGACTGACGCAACTGCTTTAGTAAAGACATTTGGTAAATCTAGCCAGCCCAGTCCTGATAGTGCTAATGTTGCAAGTATAAATTTACCACAATTACAATTAAATGGTAATAAAATAGATATTATAATGGGAATGTTTGATACTGAAGGGGTTATTGCTAGTAAGGAAGTTAAAGAGACATTAGCAGTGGCGGTTTTAGAATCAGCAAAAGCATTACAAATGGATGTTGAAGATTTAATTAATTTTTCTAAAACTCAGACTGGTAAAATTTCTATGACTGCATTTGGTATAGGAATGATTAACCAAGTACGGCCGGCAACGAGTCAAATGGGTTTTACTATTACTCCTGTTACTTCTGCTAAAACAGAATTAGTTAATCGTAATATTATTGCATAATG